ATTTGCATTTGGTAAAACTTCACCTTGAACCAAAATGTCTCTAAATTCTTCTCTATCTATTACCTGTTGTTCAAATAATGAATTTAGGGCTGTAATATCTTGACCAATAAGCCTTTCAATATCAAAGTCTCTACTGATTTTTACCTCTGGTGGCTCGATTCCAACATATTCGGCAGAAAAATTGAAGCATTTTTGTAGCTTTTGCTCAAGTTCCATAGAAACCATTGCAAGCATGGAGTTTGTATCAACACGATCTAGCCTTCTTGCGTCAGCAGATTCAGCTACAAACTTCTGTTGTGATAGTGTACTGATTCCAAGTGTAGCCATTTGCATTTGCAACTCCTTGATTTCAGCAGATTGAGCATCAAAAGCACTACTCGCTGGCTCTACATAGTAAATTTTATTACCTGGTTGAGTTGCCATCGCATAATTAACAGAAATAGCAAGGTCTTTGGTCTGATCGTCATATCCTTCCATCACAAGCATTGGTTGAGATGCAACGTGCAAACTATGAATTAAATCAGCTTGTCTTTGAAAATGTGCAAGATTCAAATATGCAATATCAAGTAAAGGTGGTTTGCTTACTAAATTTTCTGTTTTTCCAGAATAAATAGTAACTAAAGGTATTTCTCCAAGAGAAAAATTACCAGATTCAGCTAATTTGTAATCTTCTCCAGTTGTTCCTGTACTAAATTCACCCATATAGGAATTATCATCAACGTCATACATCGCATCAACTTGATCTTTTTTACGAAAAACTCTGTAATTTCCAGGTTCAATAACTCTTACCTGTTCAAATACTTTCTCTCCAAAATCTCCATCAGGTAAAACAGCTTTTTCCGCAATTCTTGCCTGTATAAGATTTCCATAATTAGATTCTCTATCTAGTCTCCAACCTAAAAGATTTGTAGGATCTACTTCAATCCAGTAAGGTCTGCGATTTTGCTGTCTTTCCTCTGCAAGACTTAATGCACCAGAAGGTGCTGGATAATCTACAAGAATATGACTTTGACCATAAGTTAATGAACACATAAGTATTCTTCTTGCGTATTCATCTAAATCTGAACCGCAGCCATCAACATCTGCCTTAAAAGTTTCAGTCCAGTATGGATCTCCTGTCAGAGTTATAGGTTTTCTTAATACAAGACCTGTAGCTGCTCTTATTAATCTTTGGGTAAATGGAGAAAATACAGCACGATTTACTCTTGCCATGTATGCTGTGTAATCTTCTCTTGGTTCTAACGGTAAAAATGCTTCACTATTTTCTCTTAGATACTCTGTTCCCTCGGTAACAGCTTTCATTATTTCCCAACCTTTCATCATGTCAAGAACAGCCCTCGTGCGAGTAAAAGGACTGTCTATATCATTAATAGTTGTAGAGGTTTGTACTTTTGTTCTATAGTCTCCAGGAATTGAATAAGTCATTAGTTAACACCTCCATCTTTTTAATGCTAACGCTTTTCTAGTTGGTCGGCCTTTACTATCTTTCATTGGACCTTTAACTCCTTTCATTCTTGCACAAAAACTTTTTCTCCTCGCTGCTCTTTTGCCAGTAGGATTTTTTTCAGTAACAGGTGCTTGTAGATTACTACCAGTAGCACGATTATATTTAGCTCTTCCTTTTGCAGTCAGTCCTCCCTTTTTAGACTTTTCGCCTCTTCCTACAGATAAACTGACTCCTCTGCGTTTAGCCATTATTTTCCTTTTTTCCTCATAGCTATTTTATGTGCTTCCATGAATGTTTTACCCTTTAACATCTCTTCCTTCATTATCGTCATGTGTTTTGCAGTATGAGTACCCTTCTTCTTGTGATTTGCTAAAGCAGTCTTTTGCCTAGCTGTAAGTTCTTTTTTAGCTTTCATTTCTTTTTCCTCTTTTTCTTGGAACGTAGCTTTTTAAGATCGGCAGCAGTAATCTTATCCCGTGGTGGTGCAACAGCAGCTAGTCTACGTTGCTTTGCTGAATAAGATTTCTTAGGCATTAGACAGCAGAAGTAATAGCACCAGTAGTTTGGAAACTTACTGATACAGTTGAAACATCTCCAACAGTTGAGCTATATGAAGTTCCTGTAATAATTCCGTTAAAACTTAATTTCTTAGCACCTGATGTGTCTAAAAATAAATTGAATGAAGCATCGCCAGCATCTTCAGCAGTTAATATGTCTGTAATAATTTCAGCAGTATTGTCTCCACTTGTAGCCGTATAAAGAAGATCAACTGTTCCTGTAGCTGTAACTAAACTTCCTACATACTTTCTTGATGTATCACCATGAGCAGTACATTCAAGAGTATCTTTAACAACATCTAATGTCCAAGAAGTCGTAGAAGCTACTGCTCCAACTGATCCAGTTCCGTTATCAAATGCAACAGAGCCTTCTTCACCACGAAAAAATGCCATGATTTCAATAAAATTTTACTTATACGACTATCTTACCTTGAAACTGCGTTTTTCACAGTTATTTTTTCTTTTTAGTTGATTTTTTGGTACTTTTTTTCTTCTTTCCCTTGCGTACAGAAGCTATGTAACCCTGACACCTTGCCATTGCGTGAGATTTTGCCATTTTTAGCTCCTTTTTTTACGTTTTTTACGTCTATGTTGATATGTTATCTTTTTACTGCTCGTTTTTTCACGCTTAAACCTGGCTTTCTCGGCTGCTGACATTTCTCCAACAGTCTTAGGTGTCTTACTTGATACACGTTTTTTGGGTCGACAAGCTGGATAACCTCGTTTTTCGCCTTTTGATCGGCCACATGGTTTGCCAGTTTTAACATCAACCCAATTTTCTTTGAACCAACGGGTAAGACCGCCACTACTTCTTGCCACGTTTTTTCTCCACTCGGTAAGTACCACCACGCTTTTTGTACTCTCGTACAAGCCACGCATTAGCATAAGCACTTGGGTAAACCTTGAATTTACGCTTTGCCTCTGCTTTTACCCTAGAGTATAACGCTTTATTTACAGGAACATTCACTTCTCTTCTTGCCTCCCTTCTTTTTCTTTTTCTTCTTCTTTGTTGTGGAGTGATACATAGTGGAAAAAGGAAACTCTTAGTATATTCTAAACGAAGTTTGACCTAATGTCTCTGGTTTGGCAAGGTTAAACTGTTGCAAACATAAATACCCAAAAGCATCAAACGCATGGTCAACCCCCAGGTTTTTATTTGGTAAACCTGTATTTGGTGCATAAGTTAAAGTTCGTAATGCTTTTATCAATTCTTTACATCGTGGATGGATAAATGTTCTTCGATCTCCATTTGCATCATACAAAGCCGTATTAATCGAAGTTATCTTATCCCTGATTTTCCAGGGCGATCTTGGGCTCATAACTGTAAATCCACTCCTTCTAAGAATGTTGTGGTCCGTAACTCCTACTCCACTTGTTTTTCTCGCGCTACCAGTAGGGTCAGGACAAGCAATAATTCGTCTATCTACCCCATACCTCCTGATAACTTCCTCCGCAAAATCCCAAGTTGTTGCTCCACCCGTCAACATGATCTCGTCAAACACATAAAGACAGTCATTGTGCTTGACCGCACAAATTCCTGCCATAGGGTCCACGTTAAAATCTAAACCCAAAATTAAAGGTAACATCTGTAAATCCTGGACTTCAGCACTAATGTTGTCATCGCTGAAACTGACAGCCACCAATCCCGTAAGATTTTCAAAACTTGCCTCAAATTCCTGCTTGAATGTTCTGTTATCTAATTGGGCCTTCGCAGCCTCCACTTCCTCTGCTGGAACATTGCCCCCGTCTATCGTGGTAAAACTCCACCTTTTCCAATCTCCCGTAGAATCTTCTGGAACATAACACCATAAATCGTAAAACCAGCTTGCCGTGCCATCGGGTGTTGAAATGAAAAGTGCCCACCCTTGTTTATCTGCCAGTGCTGGTCTAATAACCTGGAACCAAACATCAGAATCCATGAAGGCTGCCTCGTCTAAAACAACACCAGCTAAACTTCGACCTCTTAACGTGGTTGCGTTTTCTGTTCCTTTCAGTTCAATAAGTGAGCCATTTATTAATTCGATCTTTAAATCTGTTTCGTTTTTTGACTGTATCCATTCTCTTGGTACGAGTTTCTTTAATTCCTTCCATGCAATGTCTTTTGCCATGCGATATGTAGGAGCACAATAGAAATATGTTTCGCCTGGTCTTTTTATTGCAGCATTTACAAGTTCGATACAGGATAAATAGGATTTTCCAAATCTTCTGCCAGCCACCAGTACCCTAAATCTGTTTTTTGCATTGAACACCTCCCCCTGGGCCCACCTTAATGTTAGATTTTCTCTTGTTTTTACACTCATGTACTACAGATTAACCTTAATTTTGATTGATTTGCTAGTTTTTATCGACTAATTTGCTATTTTAAGGTTATTATTCAATTAATAACATAAGTTTCAGTCCGTGACAGAAGCAATCCTACAGAATTTTGACGATAGATCCGTTCCAAAGAAAAGAA